CTCTTAGTTCCCCCGAATTGGCATCATATACAAGTTTGTTTCTATATTTAGTCATGATATTTTTCATATATTCTTCGGCTTTACCTTTTGGAAGGTTACCTACATCTATATAAAAAATTCTACGTTCTGGTGCTCTAGCAAGTCTATATATGACAAGCGAGTCTTCCATCATTCTTAGTTGGTTGATCGGTTTTATCGACTTATGTAAGTGTGAAACAACTTTCTTACGGTTCTCATCCAGTAGACCGGATGTTACATAACTTATAGATTCTTCCGTAAACTTAATAGCATTATTTCTCGCACTATTTTGTCCGGGCTTTTCTTGAAATATAAAATATTCTTTTACACTTTTAATAATATCAGCGTTTGTGCCGCTATCTTTTTCTTTCTTAATCTCTTTTACTTTACGCATTTTCATTGCGTCAATGTATCTAATCTCTTGAATACCAGCCTTTTCAGAACCTTCTTTGACTACAAGATGGTGAAAAATTCTACCATCAGTATACCATCTTTTAAAAATATCATGACCGTTTTCTTTAAAATTAAGCATACCTAAAATATTATCAAATTCTTCTGTTATTTGATCTTTGATTTGTTTAGGAGCTTCGATATCATCCAATGCGATAGATACACCCACACCATTATCATCACTAACAATTGCTTCATTAACAATATCTTCAATTGCCGCGTCAACTTCAGGATGAAGAGCAACACCTCTATATTTGTTAATAAGCTGATAATTATCTTTTGCTTCATTTCCATCTATGTCAACATATTGACCATAATGACCGGCAGAAGCAGTTACGTATCCAGCACCATCCTCCGACTGAGGTGGAACTACGGACTTCATCTTTGCCGCACTTTTATCGTTAGCTCTTTTTATTTCAAAGCCAAATAACTTAATACTATTTTCTGCCACGAAATTACCTTTCATAATTTGTCTGAGAGGTTTTATCCTCTCAGACTATTTATTTAAATATTATGAAGTTACTTGAGCTCTCGCTTGGTTGAATGAGTGCCAGTATTGAATCTGGAATTCGATACTAAACTCTTCAATAATATCATTGTTGTCATATGCCAGATCAATCGCTGTTAAGTTAGTTGGAAACGCACCAACAAACTTATAAGTATAGAGTGTATCTCCATTTTTATCTAGTTGTTCTACATCTAGATCAGCTTGATATTGATCAGGCGTTGTGACACCCGCATTATCTTGATGATTATTGATTCCATTCATCCAAGTTTCCATTGCAGTACGAATAGCAAAATCAGTATCATTAAATACTGTTGCTACCCAAGGTTCAAATACTCTGTCTCCAGCAATCTGAACCTGACGACCACGAAATGGTACAGGTATGTTACCCATGATGGATGAAGGAAGCTGTGCTGCTCTACACATAAAAGATGTTTTCTCATCTCTTATGGCTTCAACTCCAGCAATACCAGGAGGTGCTCTAAAAGTAACCTTAAAAAGATTCGGTCTAGCACCGCCACCGGCAAGCTGTTGTTTAAAATCATTTACGCTTAAAACTGCCATTTTCTTCTCCTAGTTATACCGTGCCAACGACTTCTTCAAAGGCAACACCTGAGCGGACAGCAACAAAATTAAGAGTAATGAAGTTGATTGAACGTGCAGGTTTGATGAAGATATTCGCTACAAATTGATTGGTATCAACGATTTCTGGACCGTTATTAGTTTCGTCACATACCAGTTTAAAGTCTGTAATACCTCTTCGACCTTGTACGTTTCTCAACACTGGTTCAATAATACCAACGAATTCAGCTCTTGTAAATTCATCATTGAACTCAAACATTACATTTTGTGCTGCTCTTGCGATAGCTCTTTCGAGTACCAAGAACAATCTGCGTACGTTAATTCTGTCAAATGCCGATGATCTATTTTGGTGTGTTTTATCACCATATAGAAGTAGGCCTTGACCTGGAATATTAGCGATCGGGTTTACACCTGCTTTATAGAGCGAATCTCTTTCACCCTTTGTAGGATTATATGCTAGGCCTGTTATACCAAGATATGCTCCTCTTCTTGGACCAGCTGGTGAGAACCAAGGGGCTGAGTTTCTATCTGTAGCAGCCATAAGACCAGCGGTTGAAGAAGCCGCAGGAATATGAATAAATTTATCGTTATACTTATCGTATATTTTAAGATAGTTATTATCTACGATCAAGTAACTCGAATTAGTGAACGTATCAGCAGTAGTTATGGCACGTGCGTTTTGTCCACTGTTTAGATCTACAACATCACTTCTTGCTGGAGAACTTACTGCGACACAATCTTTTCTAGAACTAGCGATTGATGTTAGATGATTAGTTAGAGCTGTTTGTTCAACTCTAGTAACCATGCCTGGAGTCATCAAGAAATCAACTTCTATCGTATCGACATCACTAAATTGATTAAATGCAGATTGATAATTTGCCAAAGTTGGTGTTGCTGTTCCATTAGATCCACCAGTTAGTCTTTGTACCTGAACTTCTTGAGTCCCTGACTGATTTGAAAAGTCTTTATGATCTGCTGTTGTTTTACCTACGGCTGGACCGAATCCCGCGGCTGTAGTACCATCATGTGAACCCAAAGAATTTACGTTACCTAGATACACATAGTTTGACTTGCTGTTAATTACATCTTTTACATAGTTGGTTGTACCATCAGCATTTCTGGCATCTCCAGCTTTTGAAACATATGAATATGTCTCAAGAATAGTATTTTTAGTACCAGTAATAAGACCGTCCGAATCAACGATAGCAATATGCATTTCATCGTGTAGTCCACCTTCTTGAGCTACGTAAGATGAAGTACCAGGCTTTGTGTTGAAATTTGTTGAATATGCCCAGCTTGAAAATTCGGTTGCATCGATGCCATCAGATTCTGAGGCCATCATATGAACAGCTATAGAGTTTCCTAATTTTCCAGGATATCTAGCTATCCAACTCTCTGTATTTGTAAAAGTAGATGAATTAAAAGTTTCTATGTTTTTAATATTACCTGAACCAGTGGTAGGGGCTTCACCTACTCCAGCATTTTTCATACCAGAGCTAGTTGCTCGTACTACCTGCATTGCGTTTGAATATTTTAAAAAATACGAAGCGGAATGAAAATCAAATGTAGTAGCACTACCTGAATCTGTTCCTTCAGTCCCAATACCCTTTGGAGAACCAAAAGTTTCTACTAGTCCTGCTTCGCTTGTTATGAGTCTCGGCTCTTCGACTGGTCCCCAATTGAACGTTCCCGCATATGCTCCTGTAGATGATTGAACATTGGGAACGGCATTAGTAAGATCAATCTCTTTTACTACAACTGCCGGAGACTCTGATGGTGCGAATAAAGCCATGTCTCTTTCCTTTTTTTAATTATAAGCTATACATAATACGGTTATCTTCAATTAACTATATTTATATAAACTTGATTTTAGAAGTTTGGGTCATACTCGACAGCCCATCCTTCATTTTCATTTGTTTGTGGTAGATGATCTAAGCCATTGTCTATAAATCCAAACGGTAAAATGTCTTCTTCAATTTCTTTCATTCTATTTTCAAACATTAGTTGTTTAATATTAATGTCTGTTAATTCATTAAAATAATTTGTTCCGACGAAGTAACCAAACATGATAAAATTCATTACTAAATCATCATGATTACCTTCAGAAGCTTCATATGAAGTTCCTCTCGCTACAAATGTGGATATTTCTAATATAGTGTCTTCATCTACCACTTCTATTTTTTGATTCTCAATAAGATCTTTAAATGATGAACAACCAATTCTTTTCACCTTTCTTGTCATATAAACACCAAGGGCATTTGACTTTACAGTAGATTCAACAAACATATTTTCATATTCTAATTCATGATATAGTCCGTTACAGACAACTTGACCAGCATCATTTGATTCTATTACAACCATAGCTTCATTGTAAGAAGTCGCAAATTTATAAATAATATTAGGGAAGAGCAAAGGAGAAATAGTGTTGTTGCGATAAACAGCAACTTGCTTAAACGGGTTAGCAGTTACATCGAGTAAATTAAAAGTTGAATAGTCCTGTCCTCTTCCCTTCGCAACATCTACAGTCATAATATATTGATGACCCTTTTTAGGTTCTTCATATATTTTTGC